GATGTGGCAATGCCTAAAGATTGGGACATTGACCGAGATAAGTTATCAGGCGATATTTTACAATCAGTAATTCAAAATAAAGATTTTCCATTCTCACGAACTTGGGATATGTTAAATACATATATGCGAGATCACGTTGGTCTTGAATATGGTGTTAATTTAATTAACAAAGAAACGTGGGGTAACATATATAAACCTCAAGAGACTACAATACCATTATTAAATATAGATCCAGTAGATCTACGTAACTCACCAGATTATACATTACTCTATGGTGTAAAAGTCAAAGACTGTATGGTCAGAATACACTATGAAGATAACAGACGTAAAGGTAGATCTTGGGATATACCATTGACTAATAATCAATTTATAATGTTTCCATCAACGAATATGTATTACTTAACTAATAATCAAAAAGATAGTTTAAATTTTGTGCAAACAATAACTTATGAATATATCTAATTACTATTGGTATTTTAGTGGTGTGTTGACACCTAAATTTTGTGATGATGTAATAGAATATGCTAAATCACAAAAAGAAGTTATGGCTAGAACTGGGGGTTATGGTGATAGAAAATTAAAAAAAGAAGAAGTATTAGATTTAAAAAGAAAAAGAAATTCTGATTTAGTTTGGCTTAATGATACTTGGATATATAAAGAATTACATCCATATGTACATAGAGCAAATGAAATGGCAGGTTGGAACTTTGAGTGGGACAGATCGGAATCTTGTCAATTTACAAAATATAAACTAAATCAATACTACGATTGGCACTGTGATAGTTGGGATAAACCTTACAATAAAGAGAAAGATCATCCTGACAATGGTAAGATTAGAAAACTATCTATGACTTGTCAGTTAACAGATGGTTCAGAATACAAAGGTGGTGAA